TGGGCATATCGTAAAATTTAAATTCATTTTTTAAAATAAATACCTTGAATAGATAGATATATATTATATGATATAATTACTTATTATTATTATTACTATTACTATCAAAGGCTGCCGGAGTTTTTATTCTGTTCCTAACAGTTCTTACCTTGTAGTGTTTTCGCATTTCTCGATGTATATTATCTAACACGTTACGATTCGGTTCTGTGAATACTACATCTACGTTTTTTTGGTTTTTTATTGTGGACGTCCTCTTTCTATTACTCGATTTCGATTTCGATCTCGATTTCGATGATGCTTTTTTATCTGCTGATATAGTCGTCGCCTTTTCTGATTTTTTATGGATAGGAAATTTCTTATTATTTGTGATCCAATGCAACATTTTATCGTACACACGTATATCACTATATTCCTCACCACGTTTACCATTTAAAACAAACATAATCACTGGGACACCTTGAATGTCTTTAGGTACATCTTTTAAATTATTCATTATTTGATCTTTGTTATCCATCGTTTGAACTTGAATATCTGCTATCGTTAATATACAGTTTGGCTTTTTGCATTTATAATTATTTATTAGCTCGTTTATTAGTTTATCCCAATCTTCTCGCATTTCAAGACAATGCCCACACCAATCAGCATAAAACTTCACTATCAATCCATTCGTTTCCGGATTCTCTTTTACTTTTCGTGTTATGATATTTAACGCATTCACATCTTCTACTTTACTTACTTTTATATTTTTTATCATTGTATATTATATTATTGTATATTATTGTATATTATATTATCATATATTATATTGACCAATATGAATCAACAAGTTATTCGCGAATTAAAAAATATAATTATACCGATCACACGTTATAGTAATATGTTTCGTGTTTTATTAGTAGTAATTCTATTTTTAATTGGAGCCTATATCACATCTATTACGCCATCTGCTGTTAAATTACCAGAAGGATATGTGAATGCAGAGTCGTCGCGTGCTGTCGGGCAAGGCGCCAGTAAAGAAGGATTTGATGGTAGTCAAAGCGGCGGAGTCGGTATGGACACTCTCAATGACCAACGATGCCCTAACATTCTTATTCAACACGGAACTGAAATATTTCTTTATAATTCAAAAGTCGCTAAAGTGCCTGGCGTAAATCCTATTCGTTTTAAAAGTTTAGAAGATTACGGTGAATTTATGGAATGGCTTCACGGACGCGGTATTCGCTGCCCTATACTTTTCCTTCAATATTCTTACGATACTCAAGGTAATCCAGTTTATAAAATACGACCATCTCCTCTTGATTTACAAGGCGGACTTTCTCCAAATGTTCCTTATTCTCCTGCACCGGCAGCTCTTGTCCAAATGATGGATGCTTCTCGTGATAATCCTCCTTTTAACAACGAAATGTATGCCGGGTTTGATCCTCTTAATTTTAATATGGGCGACCACACTCCACTTGATGCCGCTTTTCGTGAGAAAGAGTTGACTATGACTTACAGTGATAACCCTATGGATGCGAACTGGGGAGGCACTCGTTATTCTGAAGCGGTCGTGAATTCTGGCGTTTATGCTGATCGAACACGACCCGATGGTCGTTCTAATACATCTGCCCTTATGCCGTTGGATACATCAGCGAATCCAAAAATTCGATATTCTTCTGCGCGTTATGCGAGTGACGCTGTTTCTACCGGACAAGGATCGGATAAAAAATGGGGGCGTGCAGAACCAGTATTACCTTCTACAATGTGATTGTCTTGTTATTATTCATTTATGCTATATCCAAATTATAGTATAAATCATTCCTTTATTTCATCACATTCCGTATATTCCGTATATTCCGTATATTACTTTGTATCTATATATCTAGAGCAGTCTTCTAACGTCAGTTTAAACTTATTCATCGTGTTTAGTTCATTCATATGACGAACAATATCCTCCATTTTTCCTTCTCCGTGCACCTCCTTAGAAACATTTTTCAACGAATTAACAATCTTTGCGTTTACCCACTCATCCATATTATCGATGATCTGGCTATAGTGATTATAATGCTCATCCATATTCAGTGATTTTTGGGTTTTTGATGCGAGCTCTTCCTGTCTCTTTGCGATTGTTATTATGTCTCCATCATTCTCGTCATCAAGAGGTCCCCCTTCTCCCAGTTTATTCTTGTCTCCTCGACCAACTAAACCTTCAATCATCGTGAATTGACTTCCTAATACATATTTTACTGCTACAAATAGAATAATTAATATTATTCCTAAAACAATGTATTTTACCATCACATCGCTTGAATTATCCTTTGCTGACGGAATTAACGATTCCATTATATTTATATATACTTCTTAATTATATTTAATCTACTATTGTGACATATAATTAGATATTTTATTCATATTATTTGCGTATTGTTTTAGTTGGTTTTTCTTTATTTTTTACGAAGTGTCTTGTTTTTACGATGTTTCTTTGCTATCGTTTGTTTCCTTCTTTTTTCTAATAATGAAAACACATTTTTTCTAGTCTTTTTATTTATTTTTGGTCTCTTCGTTGATATATTGTATTTTGATTTATTTGTTACTTCATTGCGAAGCATACTACCAATCCCACTGATTAACTTAATTTCAAAGTTAGAACCACCGTTATGTCTTTGTCCACTATGTGATCGTAATGATTGTAATCTCAATGCTGCTTGCCTTGCGTTTTCTATTGCTTCTAATCTTTTACTTTTTTTTATATATCTTCGTCCATTTCGTTTTTCTGCTGCTGCTTGTCGGTTGTCTGCTGCTTCTGCTTCTTCTGCTGCTTCTCTTCTTGATCCTGCTTCTTCTCTTGATTCTTCTACTGCTGCTGTTGCTTCTACTGCTGCTGCTTCTGCTTCTTTTCTAGTTATTTCTGCTGCTGCTGCTGCTGCTTCTACTGCTTCTACTGCTTCTACTGCTTCTCTTGGTTGATTATTTTGCGTCAGTGAAGTTGGTTTTTCATTAAATATATCAAAATGATTGTTGTATCCTTGAGTTATCTTGAAAGCATTAATGGGTGGAAGCGAATGATTAAATTCTATAATATAAATAGCTTTAATGTTATTGGAATGATTATTATTAGCGATATTGCTGTATACATTATTTACTTCATAAAATATATAAACAGTTTCAGCATCTGTTTGATGTTTTTGAATGAAAAGTGTATTAGTAGAGTTGAATAGAGAACTAAGTACGTGAAATAATCCTTTCATTATACAAGTTTTAACGACATCTAACAATTTTGTACTTTCTTCCGTATTAATTATTTTAATTATATCTGGTATTTCAAAATTTATTATGTTGTGAATTCTTTTGATATAATCATTAAATATATTCCAAACATCTATATAAAGTGACTTTTCTAAGTCAGTAATGGTTTCCACACTTAATGCATCATATATTTCACTTAAAATTACATCTAAATCAGGAATACTCGAATTAACATTAATTGTCTGTTTTCCTTTGAGAAACGACTCTACATAATCTGTTGTCGTTTCTCGATCATAATTATGCCTTCTTTCTGAGTCACTAAAAATACGCATAAATTCAAAGGAGATATTTCGTGAGACTCGTTCTTGACGTTCATTAAATAATGCAGACAATTCTGAAGCATTTTTATATATTTCAAACTCAAGACTTGATGTTAATAATTTATCCAAATCATCCATTAATTCCATTTTTATACACGCATAATCATCTTTACCTTCTAATTGAATAGAATTATCAAAAAACACTGTTTCCGTTCCATAATTTATATCACATATCGTTGCCCACAACCACCGCGACCTGCCGCCCCCCATCATTTTTGAATGACTACCCCCTTTTACCCCTTTTACCTCTTTCACTTTAATGTTTTGTGTTTTTTTAAATACTTTATTATAAAAACATATTCTTAACAGTAGAGGATTAAAGATTTCTAACCTATAATTATCTGGAATAATCACTCCTGGTGGATCACTATTATTAGCTACAAAAATTATTTTATTATTTAAATTATCTACGCATTTTTTCACACACAGTACGGTTTTCTTGTATATTATATCTTTAGCAGTTGGTCCAAGGGCTGTTAAATATGCTTGCATATTTTTATAACCTTTCATACCTTTAACTCTTAGATCATAACACATAACTAATTCAGAAAATTTGTTTATTGCTATTGTATTCACATAAAATTTTTTACCAATAGGATTCCATCCTACAAAAATAGTTGGTTCACCTGTTGCAGATTCAGGAACTAATGATTTATTGACTTGTATATCGGCTTTTAAATAATTACATCTACAGCAAGCCATTTCATAATTGGGTCTGTATAAATCTTTAAAATACGCCTCATGACTACCTTTTTTTTTAAGAATATCACTACCAATCATAATTCCAGATACAAGAAACATAGCGCCAAGTTCAATTATATGTTCACACGAAAATACCACAGGTTCTAAACCATCATTTTTACCGTTATGCTTTTTTGCTCTAGTTCGGTCGGTAATAGTTTCACTATATCCACAATACGCGCATATATATTTTATTTCCTCAAATGCACTCATTGCCGCTTTGCATTGTCCTTCTATTCCAGCATATCCCAAATGTTGACCTTGTTCGACAAGCCCCCTCATCCAATACGCATTAGGTAATATGGTTTTAATAGTATTACCAATAGACATTCCTATATCTCTCCATATCTTGAATCCTTCTACATTATCAAATAGTCTTCTTCTTACTTCATATGTTTCAGGCGAAATGATACCTTTTGCTATTGCTTTATCAATTAATGTATCTTGATCTAAGAATTCGGCCAGTTTTGGATTTAGATTTGCTGTATTAGCGTTCGCCAATTCTAACTGGTAAAACACACCACGTAGGTCTTTTTCATTCTTCCCAAGAAGATTATTACTAAGTCTATAAAAATCAATACTTCTAAAAGTGTTATCTGGAACCAACTCGGGCATTTGTGCTTGAAAGGTATATTACCTATATTAAATTATCATTATAAAATAAATTGTTAATAATGATACAACGTTACTAAATATTACTATGTTGTTTCTCACATCATTTTATACGACGTGTCTGGTTTCTTCTCTGTTTCGTGTTCCTGCATGTTTGCGGTTTGTTCGTTCTTGTCTTCTGAAATTTTGCAGTCGGTCTTCTTTTCCCCAATAATGAAAACCGATTCTTTCTCGTTTTTCTATTCATTTTTGAATACTTATTCGAACGCTTATTCGAATGCTTATTCGATTTCGAATTTCTTTTTGAACCGCCCGTGGGCGTGTAACCACATATTGGCTGATAGGTTATTGTACGAAGTTGTTTATCAGCACACACCCCACACTTTTCAATGGTCCCATGCATCGTCGGATGAAACGTCTTAGATTGTAATATACTTTGATATATACTATATAATTTAGTAAAAGTATCAGGGAAACCCTTTATCTGGATAGAAACAGCTCTAATATAATCATTAGTAAAAAAGGCGCCAATTTGAATGTAATGAAAATAATGATAACAATCATCACTAAGAGTAAAAGTTGACTCACCTCTCGTAACATACAAGAATCCGGTTTTTGTATTATAGAATAATCTTGATCCATCAATAATATCATAATAATACTCCATAACATATTCATATATATCAAACTTATATACAATATCACCTTCAAATTTAATTTCAATTGCAGGTTCGATATTTAATCCAGACATTATAAAATTATGGTTATAAAGACAAGTTATCATAGATAACAAATAATATGAGTCAGGACTAAAATAGGCTAATCTGTAGTTAGTCGTATTCGTATCCTTGTCTAGATATGTATAAAACATATTAACAAAATCATTAATATCCCCAATACCAAATATATCTGTTGGAACTAATTTTTTTACGTGGTACGAAAAAAATATGAAATAATTAAAAAGTGTATCGCATTCCCAATTATATTGTTCGTCTAACGATGTTGGATCTATCAAAATTGATTCGCCACTTCTGTAATAAAGTCCGGTTCCGGGTACTTCCATAAGCTTGATGTCGGCAATGGGTGGCGGCGATAATACTAGATGATGTTCACGTCCCTTCTTAAAGCGTTCGTCCTGCGCGTTTTTGCGAAGTTCGACCACATTGCGCACGCGCTGATCTCGGAGGTCAGCAGCCTTTCCGAGGTTCCGTTCGAATTTTTTGTTCTGGGATTCAGCCATCGAAACAAAATATATATAATATATATAATAATATTATATATAGTTGTTTTATATATAGTTGTTTTATATATAGTTGTTATCATTGTTTTGAGATTCTTTGAAGCGTCGTAGAGAAACCACCTGCGTAAACACTACATGTAGTAAATACGTCTGCTGTAATTTGGCTATTAAGCGACTCTACTAATCCGGGTACCGTCCTTAGTTGGTCTAGAGTTCCCATGAATAATTTTTTTTCTGAATTAGAAGCAGATATACCTTTTTCTCCAGCAGAATAACGGGGCAAAACTATACGTTTAATTTCAAAGAATAAAATAAAATTTTTCATTTCTTGGTAATCTGTTATGCCTTGTGGCCAAGGAAAATTTTCAAGATGAATAAACTTAATTAGAGTTTCAATTATTGTCTTTATAGCCGTAATAAAAATATATGCTTTTGTTCCTGGCGTTAATACAATATGTTCGTTACCCCTCATTCCCAAATATATCTTATTAACCAGTTGTGCTCTTGTTAAACTATTAAAAACATTATTTGCATCCTCCGAGTATTCACGCTTTATGCGGTCGATTAGGCGCGTCTGTATAACCTGAGTAGTTAATATTTCTGGTATACATAATATAGAATTAACTGTACTTATTTGGTTAGCTTCATCTTTGACTACCCCCGTAGTATTTGATTTATTTTTAATACGAAATTCTTCCAATTTAATTTCGTACCCAGCTTCATCCTTAAAATTTTTACCATGATTATGAACAAAATAAGCATTTCTCATCCCAAGACTCCGCGTTCCAACAGTTACATCTACAGTAAAAATACATAACCTCCAATACACTCTCAACAATTGTAGTACATGTTGAAAAATCTGCTGACCTACACTTTGTTGTTCATCACCAAAATATTTAACATAAAATAGGATTAAATCGTTAGAACTATTTTTTACAGGATTACCTACACATTTATCATTTGGATCTACAAACAGTACACTCTGCAAATTCTCTATAATAGTTACCTTATGAGTAAAACTGGCACGCTGTCGGGTTCCTTGCACAGTTTTTCTTACTAAAATTAGCCTTTTGCAACCGACAATTTGCGCCGCTTCATCAGTGAAGGTAATACTGGTAATGCAATCTCCATCACTGAGTTGAACATTTGCAGGTTGTCCTAGTAAAGCAGTAGCAACCTCGACGATTAATCTACTAGTCAAAGCGTTAGCTCTCGGGTCAGACACAAAAACATATTTCATGCTATGTATAGCAACATGCCCTATACTATCTAGATATGCTTTCGGTTTTTCAACTTCTATTCCGGGTGGAGGAAAACGAATTCTATAGTGTGATGCATCTCGACTTGCTGGATCTATCGACGACCCATCTAAATTAACAACGGGAATATTAGGATTTGTATGCCAAGGCGCATTATCAGATTCTTGCACAGCAATATCCACACCGGGTGCATAATTTTGTTCTCGAGGTACCAAACCTTCAATATAAAAAAATCTAACGTCATCGCACGTATATTCGTCTTTACGCACGCTTTCAATTTTTTGTTCAACCATGTGTTTGTATTTTTTATAATTACACCGGTTCTGTTTAACTATCTCTGCTATCTGTGGGTCAAACATGTTTAAAAACATTCTTTGTAATAGTGTAGTAAGCGTTCTTGGGTCAACTTTTTCCAATGGCTCAAAAGCATCTTTACAAATATCGCATACAGCCAATACATTACCAATAGTCATATTACCAAATTTAGGGTCGAACTGCGCACCTAAAACACTATTATTCACTCCTATAGTATCTAACACAGATTGTCGTATTATAGCTTGTAATTCAGCAATTTTAATTGGGTCATCAAGAAAATTACCACAAAAATAACTATACGTTCCAATTTTAACAGGATTGGGAGAGGTTGGTGCTACTGGTGCTTCTACTGCTGCTGGTGCTTCTACTGCTGCTGCTAGTGGGTTGATATCGTTCATTTCTAAAAGCTGAAATTTTTAATTATTAGTATATTATTATATACACATATAAATACATCAATACAAAATTATTAAACACTACATAAATATTTATATATCTTATCAATCGTCGCCTTTCCTATTTTCCGTATTTGATGTTTATCTCTCGAACTACTACTACTACTACTACCTTCTTTTGCTGTTTCATCGCCGCCTAAATCGGCTGCGTCCATATTTCCTTCTATGCATTTACTGTCTTTATATCCCTGTATTTCGATATCTGCAAAACATTCTGCTAATATTTTCGATGGGACCGGTGACTTATTCATTTTACTATTAATATAACTGTCTTCGAATTTATCGGTTTTTCGTTTCAAATCAACCAAAAACTCAAACATCGAATTATTGTATTTTTTCATAATCGCTGCCGCTATCTTCGGACTCACACCCGGTATATTCGACAACATTATTTCACCTATATTTTTCGGTGTGATAAAGTCTCTTTTCTCTTTCTTCACCGCTACTTCTGAATAACTGTAATCACTTTCTCCTTGTATCTTTCCAGATACTGGTTCTGGTTCTGGTTCTGGTTCTGTTACCGTTCTGCAACGATAATACCCAAACCCTCTGCCGCTCTCCGTCCCAGTTTCGTTCGTACTATTACTTTGTTGTATCTTATCTGCAAAATTCGCAATAAATGCTGCCGTTTCATCGGTATTCATCGTCCTAACCACCGAAAATCCTTTGTGATAAAGCAATGAAACCATCGCACTTTGTATCGCGGTCTTACTAATCCCTCCACGCCTTTCATCATATTTCGAGAGATCGCCTTCAATAATATAAATAATATTGTGATTATGAAGTATCGTTTTTTCAAGTCGAAATGACTGCTCTTTATATCTACCATCTTTAATACTCGCAGCCAAGTCATATAACGTTTTTCTCTCGAATAATACATATATATAGTCATCTCCTCTTTCGATAGACATATCCCCGATCGGCATCCTCGCGCTTATTATTTTATGTCTCGCGCCGCTTCCTCCGCCACCACCACCGCCACCACCACCGCCATCTGTTATTTGATCATTTTCTTCGTTTATTTCTTCGTTTATTTCTGAATGATCGAGAGATTTACTCTTCCCATTCCTCTTTCCACATTTGTCTATACTTTCTGGTATCGGTACTTGTATAGTCATTCCATCACCTAAATCCATTATATGAAATTTTGTTACTGGTTTCAGTACCACCGGTTTTTTTGATACAGATTTATCCTTTTCACTATTCAATGTGATATCTACTATTTTTGCATAGATCTCTCTCTCTCGACAATCTACTTTTATTATCATTTTATCTTTCTACTATTATTTTATTACTACAATGTACGCCTTATATTCTTTTTGTTGTGAAACACGCGTATGAAAATCATACTGTACGTGTGTTTGTGTTTGTGTTTGTGTTTGTGTATATGTATCTAGGTATCCTAAATCAATGAACTTATAATTTGGGTCCTGAATTCCTCGCTGGACTTAATCTCTCGATAAACCTAAATATAAAGTCTTTGTGTTTTGCCGGTTCTGATATCGTATTTCTCATTGCGAAACTACGCATCTGCCCCGTTCCAGAAGGAACAGATCCACCCTTTTTATCACCACCACCGTTTACCGTATCCGACTTTATTCCATTCGTCGGACTAACGCTACTAAATAAAACGCGTCTCGCTACCTTTGAATTCACCATTATAGGGTTTGCTTTTCTTATATATTTACCTAATATATTATTATTATTAGTTGTCTTACACTTTTTCTCATGAGAAAAGGTGTAATAATACTATTCTTATACGATAATACGCCTGGACCGGATCGGACCGAACCGGACCGGACTAACGTGAATTTAAGTACTCGCGCAATTCTTGGTCCAAGGTTGACGACCAGTACCACCAGTAAGCTTGCAATTGAAGATCAGATTCTTGTCCTTCAAATATTGATACTGCTGACCGCAAGTCTGATATTTGATCTTACCAAGACAATCGCAAGTCATTCCAGCTTGTTTGTACGCCAAAGCTATCGCGGAACTACGACCAACAGACGGTGCGATACCAGGCATACTACCAAAATGACAACCCTTGCTTGTGAGTGACGCGGCTTGACGAACCCTTCTTGGAGCGTTTGAAAGAACCATTATAATAGTAATGAATTATAAATATTATAAATATTATAAATATTAAAATTCTATCATTGAATATAATTGATTTCACTTAAATACATTTTTATAAAGTATATAGTTATATCCATTTACCATTTATTCTATGTTTCGTCATCGCAAAGCTTCTTCCCAAAAAATTCCGTCAGGTTCTTCCACTTCCGGCACAGATTCTGATGAATCTGAAAATATATTGCTAAACATTACCGAAAATGCGAATGTGAGTTCGAATATCGATTCAACTGCTATTGATATCGGCAGTGGCGTTGGTGGCGGCAAAAATATATACAATGATGATGATATTATACGAGTTGAAGATGGAAAATACATCTTCAACCCATACAATACTGAAAACTACGAAGTAAATATAACAGATGTTGAAACAATTCTTGCTAAATATGGTGTTCCATCTCAAGTTCACAACATTGAATTATATCGCCGCGCTTTTGTTCATCGTTCATATACTAAACGCCCAAAACTGCTAAATGAACTCGAAAATATCACATTAGTAGAGCAGCCCGAAGGTGCGATGCCTCTCCGAACAAAATCAAATGAACGTCTCGAATTTGTTGGCGACGGTGTTCTCGAATGTATTACTAAATATTATCTTTATCGGCGTTTCCCTAAAGAAAACGAAGGGTTTATGACCGAAAAAAAAATCGCGATTGTTAAGAATGAAACCATCGGTAAATTCGCACTTGAAATGGGATTACACCGCTGGTTCATTATCTCTAAACACGCAGAAGAAAAGAAGACCAGAACAAATCTTAAAAAATTAGGTTGTTTATTTGAAGCGTTTATAGGTGCATTGTTTTTAGATTTTAATAAGGTACCGATAAACGACGACGACAAATGGTTTGAAAAGATATTTACGTGTGGACCTGGTTTTCAAATTGCGCAAATATTTATCGAGAATGTTTTCGAGCAACATATTGATTGGGTTAGTCTAATTAAAAATGATGATAATTATAAGAATATTTTACAGGTCAAGATTCAGAAGGAATTTAAGACAACTCCGGATTATATTGAATTATCGCGTGATACCGAACAAGGTTATACAATGGGGCTGTTTTTATGTTTAGGACAACCACTACATGAAGTAATTGAGCGCCCAGATACCGCGATTTCATTCCAAACATTACCAAATGGTTTCGCGAGTATTCATCAAATGATCGATAAAACTGGAAAAGCATTCATATTCTTCGCACAATCTTCTCATAAAATTAAGAAAAAAGCAGAACAAGTTACGTGCGAATTAGCGATAAAAATGATTGTATCATCTACTAAGTTGTAGAATCTTCAAAATAACCATATTTTTGAGTGCGTTATTTTTTATGTTATTATATTTATTCTATATATAGTGTTCTATATAGTATCAATATTATGCAAGGTACAAAACCCGCGATAGTATCACAGTTAGGGAAGAAACCTAATCTTAAAAAAGATAATGAAACACAAGGAGTCGTTCTAAATTTTAAGCGCTCTCTTCCTGCTTCTGCAGTTAAACGCCCCTCATCTGAAAATATGAGCGATTTTAAAAAGATGGTCGCTCCAGCTTCGAGTGCTTCTGATGAAGCTATAATTAATAGAGGTAGTGAAAGCGGTAGTGAGAGCGGTAGCGCTAGCGAGAGCGAAGATGTTGGAACGCAATTTGCATCGAAAAAAAGATCATCCGCTGCATTTACTGATAAGCGTAGTGTAGTCGAAATAGACAGAGATAAAATATTCAACATGGTACAACGACTACGCGTCGCACCACGTTTACCTGCATTAGTCGCCACCACAAAGCGAATCGATGTTTCTGAACTTGATAAAGCTACGCTTGATGCACGAGTTCCAGAGATGGAAATAACAGTTCAACCTGAACAAGACGAAGGACCTCAAGCAGTTAAACTGAAAAAAAGTGCGATTTTAACAAATATGCCTGAGATTAAAAGAAATAAATCTGATGCCGCTGCTGATACTGAGGCTTTTGCCGATGCCGATGCCGATGCTGAGGCTTTTGCCGGTCCAGGTGTTAGCGCTGATACAGAAAATATTATGGGACAGTCCGAAGCACAACCACCGGTCAAGGTAATTAAAATTCGTCAGAGAAAACCAAAAACTGTCCCTATCTTACCAGTTTCAAGCGCGGCTTCAATCGCAAAAGAACAAGTAACGAAAATCGCACAAAAATCGAAAGATGACGCAAAACGAGACGATAAATATGCATTATCAAGCGCGGTTATGATCGGTGATGAAATTGTATCACAACGACTTCCACAAAAAAGAGAACTTCCACAAATTCAAGCATCCGAATTTTATATGAACAATCGTTCCAAATTTATTCAATACATTAATTCACTTTTTCACACCTATCGCGAAGAATTAACATCCGGAGACAGTGAAATTTCTTGTGAAGCACTCTACGGTGGCGACGATTCTTCCGCTGTTTCATTATTAACTCACCAAAAAATAGTTCGCGACTATTTAAACATATTTTCGCCATATCGCGGGCTATTACTATTTCACGGGTTGGGTAGTGGAAAAACTTGCTCATCAATAGCCATCGCCGAAGGACTTAAAACATTTAAAAAAATTATTGTTATGACCCCCGCTTCCCTACGTATGAACTTTATGGAAGAAATGAAATCAAAATGCGGCGACCTTATGTATAAAAAAAATCAATTCTGGGAATTTATTCCTTCTCGCGGTAATGCAGCACTCACCGATACATTATCATCTATTCTAGGTATCAGTAAAACGTTTATTAGTAGACAAGGTGGTGCTTGGCTTGTTAATGTTAAAAAACCTAGCAACTATGAAACGGAATTAACACCTGGAGAACGTGTTACTGTAGATAAGCAAATTAATGAAATGATTCGCGAAAAATACGAATTCGTCAACTATAACGGTCTTCGTTCCGATTATCTTAAAAAATGGTCTAATGACTATTCTCAAAATCCGTTTGATAATAAGGTTATAATTATCGATGAGGCGCATAACTTTGTGAGTCGTATAGTGAATAAACTCAAACGACCAACGTCTATGGCGTATCGTCTCTATGACTTTCTTTTGAGCGCTCAAAATGCGAAAGTCGTATTATTAACCGGTACACCTATCATCAACTATCCAAATGAAATTGCTGTTTTATTCAATATTCTTCGCGGAAATATAGATAATTGGGTTTTCACTATCGATAACTCTAAAAGCGCACCTGGCGCACCTTCAAAACTCAATCTAGAAACTTTCAAGGAAATATTTGGTCTCACTAACACCACAAATGCTATCGGTGCTAAATCTGGGAAGGCTGGAAAAGGATCTGGGTCGGGGGCTGCGGCATCTCGTAACGCCTCTTTTGCGAGAGGTATCGGTCTTTCGTTCGATAACCTCGAATATAATCCTAGAAATCATCATTTAATGATTACTCGAAATCCTTTCGGTTTTGTTCGAGATTATGATCCCGTATCTTCCAAATATAAAGGTGTTATTCGTCGCGGTGATCCAAGTGCAATTGTTGAAGAAGAAATGCCGTCTCGCGCCGATAGCGGAAGCGCTGAAGCACAATCACTTATTTCTGTACAAGATCATACAGCCACCGAAAATGGCGTATTAAGTGATGCAGCATTCGAAAAGGCTATCATCCAAAAACTTGCAGATAATGGACTCGTGGTTACACGCGCATCGTCTAATAAACAAGTACCATATACCGCATTACCATCCAATAAAGATGAATTTAATAACTTTTTTATCGACCCACAAACACTCGAACTAAAAAACCGCGATCTCTTTATTCGACGTATTTTAGGACTCACATCATACTTTAGAAGTGCGCAAGAAAAACTTCTTCCTTCTTATGATGCAGAAACAAACTTCCACGTTATCGAATCCGAAATGAGCGATTATCAATTCGCCATTTATTCACGTATTCGTGATATCGAGAGAAATCAAGAATCTCAATCAAAGAAAAATGCAAAACGCGGCGGTCCCGGTAAAGGTAAAAAGGCTGCCGGAACCGGTACAGGCGACAATACTGATAATATTTATGAAGATGTTTCTTCCACTTATCGCATTTTTTCGCGCGCTTTTTGTAATTTTGTATTTCCGAAAGGAATTCATCGACCTCTACCTGGCGACACTGAAAGCGCATCCGGAGCAATTTCCAAGGCAGCTGAACTCGGCGGTGAGATTGCGCCAGAAGAGGACCTCGCCGCACGGATTACTCGCGTATTCACAAAGGGTGTTTCCGGTGAAGTCAAACGCAGTAGAAAACCGAAAATCGGTGATTCTGGTGCTGCCGCTGCTGCTTCTGCGGATGAATCCAATCCCGAACAACTCATCGACGAAAATATGATTGATGGAATCGAAATTGATGAAGACCACGAAGATACTATTATTACTGGTGAAGTAAATGATGACGCACCTATCCGCGTCGGTGTAGATATCGAATCAGAGGAAATGTCTAGTAAAACACAGGCAACCGCGCGATTGAGCAAAAAGGCATACGTTCTGCAATATCAAACCGCTATCGAAAAATCTATGCGAGATCTACAGTCACACGCAGTTGACTATTTAACCCCCGATAAACTAGCAACATATAGCCCTAAATTTCTTCATTTACTCCAAAATATATTATCCACTGAAGAAGACGAACGACGCACAGGGCTTCACCTTATTTATAGCCAATTCCGTACTTTAGAAGGAATCGGTATCTTAAAACTAGTTCTAGAAACAAACGGCTTCTCTCACTTTAAAATAAAACAATCATCTCTCGGCGATTGGACGATCGATATGACTCCTGAAGAACGATCACGCCCTTGTTTCGCACTTTACACTGGAACGGAAACACCCGAAGAAAAAGAAATCATCCGTAATATATTCAACAGTAAATGGAAAAATGTCCCGAAAACAATTCTCGACGTTCTCACACCAAGTTATTCTAATAATATATCTGGTCAAGTTATTAAAATTCTTATGATTACCGCTTCAGGTGCAGAAGGTATTAATCTTCGTAATGTTCGTTATGTTCATATTACTGAACCATATTGGCATCCCGTTCGTACCGAACAGATTATTGGACGTGCTCGCCGTATCTGTAGCCACATCGATCTTCCAGAAGATCTCCGAACAGTTGATGTTTATTTGTATGTTTCTCGTTTCAGTGGTCGGCAAATCGCAATCGATAATGACGAATCACTCAGTATACGAATGAACGATAGAAGCAAGACCGATAATGTTACGCCTATGACTACCGACCAGTCACTATATGAAATATCTAACATTAAAGCTCGCATCACAAAGCAAATATTGACTGCAGTCAAAGAATCTTCGTTTGATTGTATGATCCATTCAAACCCCGATTCAAAAGAACAGCTTAAATGTTATTATTTTGGTGCAGATGTGAATGAAGAATCACTCGCGTATAAACCCGATATCCGGGCAGACGACGACGATAGTAGTTCTAAACTAAATAAAAAAACGATTCAAACCGTTTTATCGGAAGTAGTTATTAGCGGAAAAGTATACGCAATCGATAAAGCAACCAATATCATTTACGATTATGAACAATCAAAAATGAAAAATCAAATACGTGTTGGCGTTCTTCTAGTCATTCCCGCTAACCCTAAAACCGGCGAACCAGCCAAGTATAATTTTGTCCCTGATACCTAAAATTGAAAGCTGAATGTCGGTATGAACACACAACTATATATAGACATACTACCACTTTCTATAATGAATACATAATCAATGCATTATTTATTCATTATTTATTCATATGAAATCTCTCGATGATCTCATTCTGTTTCTTCGATATCTCATCGATATTACTCTTCATTTCATATATTATTCTTTCTAGCTTCGCGATCCGATCATTCATTTCGATCTGGAATTTCTCATTTGGTTGTACATCTGGCTGTGATGGCTGTGATGGCTGTGATGGCTGTGATTTTCGTTTTAATTTACTATATATATCATCTAACTCTATTTGTGGTTTTGAGTCATAAGATAATTCTGTACTATTCGGATTGTATTCAATTGTTATATCGTCCGAGAAACGCACTTTATTTACTTGCGATTGGGATACTGCAGGTGCAGGCGCAGGCGCGGGCGCAGGACTTCGTATTATCATTGCATCATAATTGCGTGATTGATTCCCTTCCTTGGGTAGTATACGGTTTGTTATTTCGATTAAATCACGCTCTCTCATAGCAATTCTATCAGAAATTAATTTATTAATATCATCACATAACGGTGAATCAATCGTTTCATCATATTCGCTAGTGTTCGTTTTTCGTAATATATCGCCACCACCACCACCACCACCACCACCACCACCACCACCACCACCACCACCACCACCCCCGCTACCTTTTCCATATTCTCCTCCAACATTATCTGACGTGGAATACGATGGTTTACTTAGAGTGATCGGCAATGACGCCGATAACGCTACATTTTCTGCTACCATTGACGTGATATCTATTATATCTGGCGGTGACCTGCGTATCACATTCTTATCTGCGAAATCTATCATACGCGGTCTGGGTTTTTCTAAGTATGCGCGTGTTTCTGCCTCTTTCTCTCTCAATTTATTCTCAATATCATACCTATTATGATTTCGTATATCATCTGCTGTTACTAATTGTTTTCTCTCGTAATTCATCTCTGGAATCAATATCGCGAGAGATTCAACCGCTTTACGATTTAAATCTATTAATGACGCATTCGGGTTAGCTATGGATATCTTATGTAATGTACTTTCAAACACACGCTGCACCTCAGGCAACGATACATTTTTCGGTATTGTATCAAATATTCCTTCCTCCATTAACACACCCCACAATAATTGCTTGTTTTCTGTGCTTTCAAGAATCGTAACCATTACTAATATCTATGATATCGGTATGTTCTATTATTTATCTTCTTATGTGTAATATACGTATTATACGTATTATACGTATTATACGTATTATACGTAATACTATTTTATATCAAAATGGTACTGGTTTTGTCGGAACTGGCTCATCTATATTAAAAAACTTACGCCTAAATCGTTGCATATACTTATCAGTTAATTTCTTTTTTTTGTCCATAAAATCGTGTACATTCATTTTGCCGGTCAGCATATGAATAATCATAAATAATGAATATACACCGCATTCTGTATTATTTCTCTGGTGCGCAACATCATTGATATATACTTTAAATTGAATACCATTCTCACTACCTTGATCTTTTACTGTCGTCATAAATTTACTAATTCTTGATTGTGGTGTATCACTCGTGCTATCAAAAAAGAATATAACCTTTGCTCGAATATCTATAAAAACAGATACCCAGTGCGCGCCTGGTTTATCGTGTGTATCTGTATTAAAAATTATTCCTATCTTATTCTTTCCGTTTTTTATATGTTTCGATAACTCGAACTCGCATAATTCCTCCCACACACATTTACCATTGTCTACGATCGCATCATAATCCACCGGTGATGGACCTATAAATACAAAAGATGGAACCGCGTGCTCATATTGCTTCATTGAATTCGCAATGTCTATACTCGATAACCATTCATTCGGATTTTTCTTCCACGTTTCAGGTGCTTGTGGTGCAAAAGTATAGTTTATTATTTCATTATCCAACCCAGAAGCTGTGAAATTCTGACGAAGCCAGCACGCCTCTGTATTGCATACATTTCGCATATATTCCTTTAATTTTGTCCATATCGTTCTTGGATCGGTATCTGTTATTTTTTTATCCGGATGACGCTTATTCCAAAGTGTTTTTATTTTATCGAGAGATTTTGAAGAATAACACGAAAAATCATTTTGGGCGCTTTCTTGACTTTTTGGCGCACACGTAACATTCACAAAGTTTTTACTAGTTTTCGTATCATCATTTTCTTCTGTTAGCGCCATCGTTTTCTATATATCAAAAACTAATATATATAGAATGTTATAAAAAATTGAATCTATGTGAACGACCAATTATCTACATCACGGTTCTACCCTTCCTTATTGTTCGTTCGTCGTTCACGCAACAGCGTATTATAATCATCATAATGGTTTCTACCCGTTCTTCTTCTTATTCTTCGTCCAATTTGTCTCCGGCACTCGTTGTCGCATCATCTAAACCCAAAAATAAACGTTGCGGTAATATCTCTGCTGTTTCTGGTGCTGGTTCTACTGCTGGTTCTAGTACTGGTTCACAGAGACCAAAGCGCACTACTCGAGTGTATAATAACGATGTCGAGTCAGACGATACGAATGGTCGTTCTATATTTACCCGGTCTGCGAAGACTGCTGCGATGCGGAAATATAAAATTCATATTGGTGCTGCAAAAGAAGTATCGCCACCAAGTCATATCGATGAGCGTCGTCTTTCCGTTCGAAGCCAAAAACAATCAAACACAGAAAAGGTGAATGAATTTGTACCGCGACGAAGCACTCGCATACGTCGTCAAGTAAATTATAGCGATGATGATGCGTTCAATGCGGTCGACGAGTATGTCGACGAGTCTGTCGACAACGAGTCTGTCTACAACGAGTCTGTTGTATGTGATTCAGACTACAACATTAATTGTGCCGCAGAAGGACTGCTCCAGCTAAACTCAAACGAAAATTCTAAAATCGAAAACTCTATTTGCATCAATCCAGTATCTCCGTGTGTTCGGTATATGTCTCGCATTCAAGTATCCAGCTGCGATGGTAGCCAGAGTTACGCCACCTGCTATATCATATATAATTCAAAGACAAAACGATATCACCTACACAATAGTCATACAATGATTGAAATGATTGCGGATTCGCTTCAACAGTCATCGCCAACCAGAACTCATGTTCTATATACAAAATACTCATCCTATATTCAAGATATTATTGAGAAGTATATTATGAATGTGATTGTTCATAAAGGTATTCAAACTTGCGTTGTCGTCGATTATCTAGGTCTTGTTATGAGCGATACTGAATTTCAAGATCTATTCGATGAAGACACTAGCTGCGGTGATATCGAAGCACTCATTCAATCAAAAAATTCAAACCAAACAACGACACGCGATCGTGTATTCGTATTGACGCCACCAGTTACTTACCAGTTTTCAACATTTCACAATACTCACATTCAGGACATACTTTCCATTATTTCCGGACAATGCTAACGCTGCTCTCTCGTATTTACGGATTTATAGGTTGTGAAGAAGCCATCAGAGATGGCTGATCTTGTACAGTAGTTAATTCACCACTTTTTTTAACTTTTTTTTGTTTTTTTTCTGCATTGTTCATCATTTCTAGATTATATTCTTTTATTTTCGGTAAAATCATTTGTTTCGGCGGTGGTTGCGTATAAAGCTCATTCGCAGGTTTCCTTCTCACATAATGATCTAACGTTGTTCTACGAATATCATAGGGTTTCATAAATATTTTATTATCATTATCAT